CGTGTGAGTCCTGCGGTTTTGAGTCCTCCTGCGACTCCTGCGAGTCCTGCTTTCGCAGTTTTGAGTCGTGTGAGTCCTGCGGTTTTGAGTCGTGTGAGTCCTCCTTTGAGTCCTCGTGCGAGTCGTGCAGTTTTGACTCGTGCGAGTCGTGAGAGTCGTCCTGGCTTTAATAGATTCACAGCACTTTTGAGACCGAGACCTGCGAGTGCTCCTTTGAATACTTTTCCTATTACGGAGTTAAACAACATAGTGAATGGCGAAAATAAAGACTTTATAATCGCTCCTAGGCCCGACATTCCGCTGTCATCTTTTTTTTTCTTGTCGCTTCTCTTATCTTCCGAGCCGTCTGGCTTTTTTCCAAATAGTCTAGATAAAAACAAACGGTTTTCTTCTTCGGCTTCTTCTGTTCTTAACCTATCGCCTCGAAGAAGTGAAATGATAGTATCGAGTTTTTGAGGAATAGAATTCCATTCTGGTCTTTGTGTCCAATGCAAACGCTTTTCTCGGGTCCTTTCTCTAGAATTGGACTCAACATTGCCGAAAAGTTTCGGAAACAGTTTGGCACTTGACAACATTCCTTGCTTAAGTGCTACCCCTAAGATGCCATGGTCCTTGAACGTCATCTTTGCGGACTGCTTGGCAGTATGATTCAACGAAAACCGAACAACATCGGTAAAATATCCACTTATTTTGTTGGTCAATTTTTGGGCTGCTTGGGCTTTTTTAGCTTTGTCTGGGGTGATGTTGTCTGGGGTGATGTTGTCTGAGGTGGTGTTGTCTGGGGTGGTGTTCATTTAATGCGGCTCTACTGATTTTTGACATTTTGTTCTTCGATAAAGTTTTTGAGCAAGGCAATATAAACTTCTCGTTCCCATGGTATCATGTTTTCTAAATCCGTCAGTGTGTATTTGTGATGTTGCATGAGTTGAAAATTGAGTCGATAGTAAATATCCAAACTCTCATGCAACATCATCATCCTAAAAAATCTGCCAATCCTCTCAATTGAATTTTGTTTGCGGTTTTGCAATGCGAACATTCGAATTCTATGTCGTGTGCTACTTGTGGCATCGTGTAAAAAAAGTCAACGATTTTTTCGAAATGTTTTAACTCTAGACTATCCAAGAAATCTTCTACCATAGGAATATTGTTCTTGGCAGGATAAACTTGATTCTTGTCGTGAACACTGTCCACACATTCGGCAATAAGTCTAAAATCCAATTGGGTATTGTCTTTTGCGTTTTTGAGTGCGTTTTCAATTTCTACAGTGGGATATTTCATTGTTATACCCAAATCATCCGTCAATTTGATGTCTGTAGTGTGGTTTGGATTTTTCTTGACTTTGATCTCCTCGATGTTGATTGCGTGATCTGTGGTTTTTCCGCATTGTTTGCACGCTATCTGAACGTCGATAATTTCGCCTACTGATTTTGTTCGAATAAGCAATATGACATATTCGATGTCAAACAATGGAACATTATACGCATCAATTTCCCCGAAGGTACATTGGGAGATTATGTTCTTGATATTCAGTAATTTTTCATTTTCGTTCGTGCTTTCGTTTGCAAGTAGTAGTGCTTTTTGTTCGCGGACGGTAAAAGGACGATAGGAAAATGTTTTGCCGGAGGAAGGCAAAACGGCGCTATATCGAGGCAACTCTTGTTTTGGAAACATAATCTAATTCCTTAAAAGAAAGGCCTGTCTTGGGCCCCTAAGATACTACCGATGCCACCACGGGCTTTACTTATTGTGTTGTCTTTGGACTTGAAGATAACATCGATAACCTGTCCGCCTCTTGCGATAGATTCGACGTTTGTGATACCAAACTCTTCACCCAAGTAATCTAAACCTTTATCGACGATCAATTGCTTTAGTTCTTTAGGATTTGAATAACGAGCCGCAGCTCTTGCAAATGCAACAAGTTTTTGGAAAGGAGACATCGGTGTTTGCGACATACCGACTCGATCTTCTTTCAATTCCAAATCTCTTTGTTCAAGCACTCGGCCTCTGTCGGCATAAGCAGAAGCAATTCCTAATCTAACTGTAGGATCTTTTTCTTCTACCATTCGACCAACCCAGTCGGCATAAGCAGAATCAGTTTCTAATGTATCTGTAGGATATGTTTCTTGTACTACTCGACCAACCCGAGCAACCGAATCGACATCTGTGCCGAATGATCTTTGTATCCTGTCTATCTGTTGATCTTCCCAATATGACACCGGGTCGAACCAGTTTGCGAACGCCATACGAACATCAAACGAAAGTATGTCTCCTGTGCTTTTGTATGACAGAGGAGTTTCTACAATTTCCAGAGGGTAGCACTCTTCCAATTGTACGAAGTATATATTTCGGAAGTAATCTGAATATGGGCTTAGTGGATCATATGGCGAAGATTGAATGGGTGTTTGTGCATTTGTCGAATAGAATGCTCGATCTATTGAAAGTTGTTCAAAACTTCGTAAATAGTTTGGAATAATCATTATCGTTATTGAAAATTTCTTGGCATAATTATTATAGAACTTCATAGAATGACTATTTCTAGAAACTGCCAAATTTTGCCAAGCAGTGAAGTAGTGTTTTTCGAACATATCGGTCGAACAATTGAACGTCAACGTTATTTCGTTCGTATAGTTTTCGACATAAGGCAACTTGCACGGCGGACCATATGTGGAAAAATCAACAGTAGATAATGATTTTCCAGGTAGAGAAGCATTGATGCAAGTTAATGCCAGACGTTGTTTCCAGGATTTGGTCAACGGTAGAATATTTTCTGGTTTGCCGTAAGGAGAAAACATTTTCTCGCCTGGTCCATGAATGAAAACGATGTAACTGTTGTTTTTGTGGAATCCTATAGTATTGGCATGACCAATTAGATCAGTAATGAACGTTTCGGCTCTCGGACCTCTTACTTTATTGTTTGCTGATGTCATTTACTGTGTCTTTCCAAACTTTTTCTTTTGATTTTTTCTTAAATTGCGCCAGATCGAGGTATGCTATATTTTGCCAATCTTTCGATGGAACAGAAACCATGTTTCCGAGAACGTATGTATTCAAATACTGTTTAACTGCAATCCTAAAAAATATGTTTCCAGAAAGTCGCTTTAATTTTGACGAATTTACGATATCCTTATTTATGCCCAATCTTAACAACAAAAACACAAATTTCATTCTCAATACGGGAGGAAGATAATGCAAATTGATGCCGTTGAACCCCACTGCTGTTCGTGAGATGACTAACACCAACGGTGATGTATCGTAGTATGGTAATGTGTTTTTGTTCTTCGGTTTGTAATGAAACAGCAAAATCTTGCCGATATGATTGTCACCTTTTCGTGCGATTTTGTAGTTCAGCTTGTCGAGTTTGTTGCTTAGTATGAATTGACGAAACCATCGAATTGCATTGTGTTGTTGAAGATTCATGATTTGCCTTTGAACAGTTCTTTTTCTGTCAGGATAATGAACTCCCAGCCTTTCTTTGCACACAATTCTTGGGCGGCTTTCCATTTGGAATTATTGACAACCCATGTTTGAACTTCGTCAATATACTTTGGAGTTACTCTAGTTTTCTTTTCTGGAGAAATTGTTTGTTTGTAGGGTTTAACTTCAATTAACTTCTCTTTGATGGTTCCGGTGCTGTCTACGGTTTTAATCCAAAAATCTACAAAATATCGATGGTACTTGTTGTCTATTGGTGATAAATACGGTACAATGATGGTTTCACTGGACCATTGCAGTACATTTGGGTTGATGTCTAAATAAACACAGACTTTTCGTTCCCAGAGAGAACGAAAAATTATCTGGGTTGGATCGCCGACGTATTTTTGCGGATTTTTGGGGCTATAGCGCCCTTTGTACGACATATGTGTATTTAGATTTAGGAAGCATAGATGACAACATTCGAATCAATCTATGGTGACAGAAATAGAGATAAACCGGGTCAAATTCCATGGAATTACAATCTTCGAGCCGCGCTGTCATCGATGGGATATTCTCATGCGACCGATGAAGAAATTTATTACAATCAGCGAGAACTGGGAGAAATAGAAGAACTGGGAGACCTGGGATATAAGATATCCAGGGATGCGGTTCCAATGTTAGTTTATCCTTCTAGTTTGAAATCCAACGACGTGAAACCTCAAACATATATTCGTTTTGAAGTAGTAGATTATTCCAGCGCATCGTTGAAAACTCAGAGAGATGCATTTGACAAGATAACAGAAAGAACGCAAACCGCAATAGCTAACAACAGGAGCACAGAAGCACTTGCCACTATAGCTGGTTCTGCTATACTCGGCGGGGCGTTGACTTCATCCGCGTTTCGGGGAACAGGCGCTGTGCTGGGTGCTATTACTGGGATCGTTATTAATGATTCCCAAGAAAGACCAGATGCCAAGCCAGGCGAGAAGGACTTTAGCGATAATCTCTTAACCGATGTAGCAGAAAGTTTGATTGATATAACCGAAACTAATCTGAAATTCAGAAGTGTGTCGAACCCAGAAGTTATTATCTGCCTTCCAGAACCCGATCGCTTAACTTATGATTACAATGCAAAGTATCAAGATGTAGATTTGACTGCTACTCAAAGAGCCGCCGATGTTATTAAAGCAACTTCCGCTTTAGCTTCCTCCGGAGATCAGACCGGAGTGCTGTCGAATACTTTGAAAGAAATAGGAATATCGACAATCAATGATGTCATCAAGAAAGCAGGCAATGTTTTGGGTGGAGAATTGGAATTTGAAAAATTCGTTCGGGCCCAGACTCGAATGTTACCCAACCCTACACAAGAATTCTTGTTTGAGGGTGTAACTAGGAGAACGTTTGATTTCCAGTTTAAAATGTATGCGAAATCAAAAGCCGAAGCCATGGCGATCTTTGATATATTGCGGGCTTTCAAGTCGAACATGCTTCCGTCGCGAGCTTCGGATCAAGTCAATAGTTTCTATCTCAAATATCCGAAACTTTTCCGCATACAACATCGTTTTGTGGATAAAAATGGCAAGGATTCGGAAAACAGATATCTACCACAGATGAAATTGTGTTCACTGGAAAACATAAGTGTAGACTATACGGATTCTGGAAAATTTAGTGTATTCGACGAAAGCCTTCTATGGGAATACGGATCCTCAGGTAAAGTTCCAGTCGGCATTTCGCTGGCGCTGACTTTCAAAGAAACAGAACTTCTTACTTCAGAAGATGTACCTCAAATAGGTTGGGCACACTAATGTCATTTTTTTCAAGATTTCCTTTGTTGCAATACCCTATCGGACCTATCGGAATCAAATCGATTCTGATGCGCAATATTTTCAGAAACGTTAAATTTCTTGAAATGTTCAAAGACGAGTCCGCTTTGTTCTATTCGTACAAAGTGAAAGATCAGGAAAAACCTGAACACATAGCAGACCGATTTTATAAAGATATCAATTTACATTGGATAGTTTTGTTATTCAATGATATTATTCATCCGTATTTTGAGTGGCCTATGAGTGAATTGGACTTGGAAAACCATATTAAAAAACAATACCCAGGGCAGGCTTTGTATATCGATAATACGCTGTACAAGTCTAATCTGGTTCAAACGTGGAAAAAATCGGATATATCTTTCGGTCCTGGATGTACGGTTTCTCAGGGTGCAATATCTACTACTATACTTTCTTGGAATTCTACTCTACGGTGTCTGGTTGTTTCTTCTTCCAAAACGTTTCAAAAAAACAATTATCTAGAAATAGTGGATTTGAACGGTCGTATAGTAAAAGTTCTACTGAAAAGAATTGTTTACGATAACACGTATGCATTACATCACTTCGAGGATTCTCAGAAAAACATTTTGGATCCAAATCTAAATCCAACGACCGGAATTTTAGATGGAACGCTTATTAATGCATATATCAACGAATCGAATGACAACTTGGCGGTGGTTAACAGAGAATACGAAACAGCAGTAAACGACGCAAAACGAAATATTCGATTACTCAAACCAAAGTATGTACAATATGTTATCGATGAATTTACTAAGGTTATTGAACGATGAACATTATTTCGGACATTATTTCGGTTCAATCCCAGGGAATCAAATATCCCGGCCAGGTATATCTACACGAGGTTCGAGTGGAGAGTTATTCGGGATTTGTTATCGATATCGGACCGCAGGTATCGGACATATCAATCACGGAAGATTTGTTCGACAATTTCGTACAAGCTACTGTCACTATAACCGACACGTTGAATTTGGCTAAAAACGTTCCTTTTATCGGTAACGAAACGATAATTATTTCATTCAATACACCTAGCCGAAAGAAAGTAGTTTACCGGTTTAAGGTGTACAAGATATCTCCTCGCGTTTCGCCGAACGGACCGGGAACAAGTTTATATACGTTGTATTTGATTTCTGCCGAGTATCTTACATCCCTTTCGGTTCAGTTTTCTCGCAGTTTTTCGGGAATAAAGCACAGCGAAATGGCAGAATCGATTTATCGATCGTATTTGATAGATTCCACAAACCCGAAGAAATTTTTTGCAGGTTCTACTCTGGGGATTCACAATTTTGCCTTTCCGTATATGCACCCATCTCAAGCTCTGAATTTGCTCGCAAAAAAGAGCGTGTATGGAAGAGATCCTTCTTTGTGCAACATGATATTTTACGAAAATCAGAAAGGCTTTTTCTTTTTGCCGGTAAACTATTGGGCCATTGAAAAATTCAAAAATTATGTCGCAGCAACATATCGATATTTTCCACCAAACGTCAGCTTCGCTGGAAAAACCATCGACGAAGATTTATCTCGTATGGAAGGGTATGACGTAGGAACTTCCGCAAATACGGCTCGAAACATTGCAGAAGGCATCTATTCTTCGACGACCGTACAGTATGATATTACGACTAAAAAACTGAGTAAAAAATTACATTCATACAACTACGATTTCTATAAATCTCCCCATTCGTCGAAGCATGGAGTTATTCCGGACGTTAATGAAAATTTCAGCGAAAATTACAATTCGATCCGATTCTATCCACCAATCGCGTCTTCAAAATATGGATATCCAAACGCAATAGATGATACAACGATATACAACACATATGACCGGGTAAGCCAGATTATAGGAGCAAATCAATTTTCCATTTCATTTGTTGCTCCGGGAGATTCGAAACGCAAAATTGGTGAACCTATACAGATACATATACAATCCAAAGAACCAAAATCGACCGAAGATGATCCGCATCTCTCGGGGCGATATATCATATCTAAGTTGGTGCATAATATTCAGGGTGATACTTACAAAATTTTGGTCACCGCTATCAAGGATAGTATGGATACACCTTTCCCAAACAAAAAGAACAAATGAACAGTAATTTTTTAGGAACTTCGTTTGTTTGGTTTCATGGTGTCGTAGAAGATATCATGGATCCTCTCAAATTGGGCAGAGTTCGAGTCCGCGCATACGGATTTCACACAGAGGATAAAACGAGCAATGGAATTCCTACATCCGGTCTTCCGTGGGCACACGTTATGCAACCCATTACCAGTGCTGCGATGTCTGGTTTGGGTTCTTCTCCTACAGGAATACTTCCGGGTAGTCAAGTTATTGGATTTTTTCGGGACCCAGAATATTGGCAAGACATGATTGTTTTGGGTACTCTCGGCGGAAAAAATCATTTCCCGCCGAATTTCTCTACCGGATTTTCTGATCCTTCTAAAACATATCCATTAGCGGACTACGTGAATAATAAAGAAGTAGATACTTCTCGACTAGCTCGTAATGAAAAAACAGAAGATACTATAGTCGAGACCAAGAAGAATTCGATAAAAAGAAATGTTCCGATATCTTTAGGTGGCAGTTGGTCCGAACGCAAAACTCCATATGACGCGAAATATCCTTACAATAAAGTGGTAGAAACTGTTTCTGGGCACGTTACGGAAGTAGACGACACTCCCGGCAAAGAACGATTGCATCAATACCATAAGGCGGGTACGTTTACAGAAATTCATCCAGATGGTTCTCAGGTCCATAAAATTGTAGGAGACCGAGTCACGGTAGTGGTCAATAATGATCGAGTGGTTGTGAGCAAGAACCGGTTTGATACGGTAGAAGCAGATAATAACTCCTTGACCATTGGTGATTTGAATCTCGAAGTTAGGGGAAATGTCAATGCGCTGGTAGAAGGCGATATTCGCGTTCAAAATAATGGAAATTTTTACTCCAAAACTAAAGGAAAATTTACCTGCGTATCCGAAGGAAATATGGTTTTTGTTGCTCCTCGGGTCGACATTAATCCTGTCGGAATAGAAGCATCATCTGTAAGCGACGTAGTATCCCGGCGTGTGCGAACATTTGACGCCGATGGCACCGAAACAACAGGAAATGTTAGTGTTGAGCAAAAAACAGCAGCGGACGATTCTTCGAAAATTTCTTCGGAACAAATTGGCCTGATTGCTGCCGGATTTGCCGGTGGAGTTCTTTCGAGTAACCTTATACCCGGCCCTCCTGGTCCTCCCGGAGATCAAGGTCCACCTGGAGCATTGTCGTACACCGTTTCTCCTGTGGCCCCGGCGGAACCAAGAAGTGGAGATTTTTGGCTAAATACAGCGACGGGAAGATTTTACGTTTCAACAGACGACGGAAACAGTTTACAATGGATAGAATTTTCCTATGCAATCGATCCTGAAATAAATACTAGAAAAAGTTGGTTTCTGAATTAAATGCCTACCGAAACATATAAAAGTTATGCGCAAAATTTAAGTACGACCGCAGATACCTTGATATATCCAGGAATCAGCGGCACGGCAATTGTTAACGACATTCTTTTGTGTAATTCTTTTACCGGAAGTGATGTGGCATGTAGTTTGTATATGACAAAGGGAGCAACAGCATACTTTATGCTTTCTGGTTATGTAGTTCCTAAAACAACCAATGTTCAAACCTTAACCAAACCTTTGGTATTGAACAGTGGAGATAAACTATATGCTAGTGGTGCCTCCGCAAATGCATTTTCATCGATAGTGTCGGTATTAGAAGTGACGTAATATGTCTATGCTAGATTTTCCAAGCAATCCCGCAACGGGCGACTCGTATACGTTTAGTAATCGTACATGGATATTTAATGGATTTGCGTGGGATTCCAGCGGGGTTGCTATATCTTTCGGTGCCAGCGGCGGCGGCGGTGGAAGTGATCCTGCTGAAAGTCCGGCTGGAAATACCGGACCAACCGGACCAACCGGACCAACCGGAGCCACTGGGGCAACCGGATCAACCGGAGCCACTGGGTCAACCGGAGCCACTGGGTCAACCGGAGCCACTGGGTCACAAGGACCAACC